CCGTAACCGTTACATTGGCATCACCTTCAACCGTTACCGAACCTACAGAACCTGTACCAGCAACGCCCGTGACCGTTACATTGGCATCACCTTCAACCGTTACCGAACCTACAGAACCTGTACCAGCAACACCTGTTACAGAAACGGTTACACCGCTTCCTTCAGTAACCGTTACAGATCCAACCGCACTGGTCCCGGCAACCCCTGTTACAGAAACATCAATACTAAGCTCAACTGTTACAGAGCCTACTGCACCGGTTCCTGCAACACCCGTAACGGAAACTGGAGCGGCTTCGCCCCATGTGCCCGATCCCCAGGTGTCGCGACCCCAACCGGTGATTGCGGCCATTAAGCGATCCTTATAATCGCGTTACTGGCATCCGCAGCGGGAAATACAATCTTGAAATCTCCTGAACTAGAGGCTTTATCAGAACCAAAGTCCAAAACAATAACTGACGGATCTCCGCTGGCACTGTCATTAAAAATCAACGAACCTCTGGCCGTAATAGTGGAGGAAGTCCACGTCGTATCCGCAAAATCAGTAAGTGCGGTCGTACCGCTGGTAGAAGGATCTACGCGAGTCAGGGAATTTCCCTTAGCTGTATAGCCCGTACCTACAACCTCGGCCGTGGAAGTATAAGCCGTCGTAGCCGCAGTAAAAGAGGCGCTGTTGGTATACAACGCTGCTTGAAACGTACTGCCGCCGCTGTTTAGAAAATTGTGCTTGGCTTCCATTAATTCTTGCTTGAAAGACGTACACATGAAGTTTCCGGTAAAAGCCATATCAAAGTCTCCTAATTGATTCAGCAAGTTCTGGATGACCTGCATCCATTAATGCGTTATATACCGTGGTCCGGTCACTTTTAATAGCTTCCCGCATGTAAAAAGCAATGGTTTTTTCTATATGGCCCTTAAAGGCGTAAGCCTGTGCCTGAATACCCGGATGAGTATTATTGGATATAGAAATAATTTTGTTTGCACAGTGGTGCGCCACTTCTTCCGGCGTAAAGCCGCGATTATTTGTCGTATGAACCTCTACGGAATAATCGGAAGGAAGGTCTAATTTTAAGGCATCTATCATTGTTTTGGCCTAATAACCATGCCAACACGGTAATTTTGTGTAACTTCCTTGGCTTCCCCAAACATCTTGAGAGCTACCATGGCTTCGCCAAAGCGTTTTTCATATTCGGCCATTAAATCCTGCTCCCCTTTCATATAGGTATAGGCTTCGATTAAACACCCATATAAAAGAGCCAACGTGGCATTTTCACTCAACCACGTTGTTCCACTGTCCCCCGCAGCCGTCAAACTGGCGGGTCTGTAGAAATAGTGCATTTCCGTGGTATATCCACTATCCGGTGTCGGGCCAATAATAAAATTGGTTATGTCAAACGTTGCATAATATCGAGGCGTTCCCGTTGTAGCACTGTTTGGGTTAAAAGACTGCACAAAATCTACGTCTTTGTATTGAAGAAAATCCTTAACGCTGCTGCTTGTGATAGATAACGAAAAAGGGGCTAAAAAATCGCTCGGCGCAGCTAAATACTGGTTAGAAGAAGTCATTGTCCCCGTTACGTTTTTACGGAAAAGCTCTAATTGGACATTTTTCAGGATCCGTTCTTCAGACAGCTTTATAAAGTCGTCCATATGCGTCACGAATGTAGTTTCCGTGTTTTCGGTGTAATCCTCTATCGCGGTTTTTAAACTGGAGTAAGTAAAACTCATGTTGTCACCGTCACTACACCAATCTGTCCAACAGCTAGGGTAGGCTTGAAATCTTCTATTTCAGGTATGGGCGTATCAACATACACCACCATGGGTTCTACGCGATCTGGGCGCGGGTCTTTCAGGGCTTCCGCATCCGAAACTTTATGACGAGGATCTAGTTGCGGTTGTTTAGGTTCCCATTCCTCGCGTCCAACTAGCGCTCCTGTCCACTCTTTTTTCATGTTTTTCAACAAATAAGCGAACCCAGACCGATCTGAAATCCCTAACGCACGTTTTCCAACCGCATAACGAGACATCAGTTAAACCTTGCATATTCTAAACTTGGCACGATGTTAAAAGAGGCTCGATCACGATCTTCTACCATAGCGCGGTCCATTTCTTCTTCATAAATCGGCTTTAGCAGTTGGATCCGATCGGGGGCTCGTTTTAAAGCGATGTAATAAGCTAATCCCGCAGCTAAAGCGGGATAAAACCTGAACGGTACACCTAAGCTGTTGGTATAGTCATCCGCATCATCCAAGCGCGTCAGACGATCAAAAATAAGTATGTCTGTACTATTTTCAGGTGCAGGCCAAATCTTTAAGTTAGGTGTGATCTGTCGATCAAGAAAAAACTGAGAGGGCCTTCCCGTTTGCGTTTTATTCGGAATAGACAAAAACCCGTCCCTACTTAATCGGCCAGCGGAATAGCTGTTATCGTCTCGTTTAACCACGAGCGACAAAATATCAATAGTGGCCTGTGCGTCCGATAAATCTACTGCCGCAGAAAGCGTGGTTGTAGCACCACTTGTACCTCCTGTCAGGGTTTCTCCATTAGTAAACGTGCCTGTAGGAATGGTAATTGCCATCGAAGTTCCTGATGGCAAGTTGGTAATAGAGGCCGTGGCCGCACTGGTTCCTCCCGTAATGGTTTCTGCTACCGTAAAACTGGAACTCGAACCTACGGTCATAGTTAAGGCCCCTGCTGGATATTCTGTAATATCTGCTGCAACAGTTACTGACGTTTGTTTAATTGTCCACTGATTTAAACCGCGGTTTGCCCAATCCGCTAAAAGCAGATTCATAGAGCGCTTTGCGGTTTTTAAATCGTACCCCGTACGAACCTCAAGACCACACCGTTCAAAGGCCTCCTCGACATAATCACTTACATCAAGTTCAAAATCCTGGGAACCTGAGATAGCCATTATTTTTTAATGCCCGTTTTTTTAACCAAGCCACCGCCTTTAAACCTCTTAACGCCGCTTTTATTTACTGCACCACCTCCGCGCATGGCTTTGCCTGTTTTTTTTGACTTAGAAATCGACAGCCCCATAGCAAGACGTTTATGTTGCGGTATGAGTTTATCATCCATCTTTTAGCCTCCTGTACAATTCGGCTCTTTTTTCGCGAATCCTAGAAATATCATAATTTCCAGTATACCTGTCGTAATACCCAAGACTAGACAATTTTTCAGACGCCTCGTGTAATTTACCCAACCGTTGAATAAAAACCATGGCATAGGTGACGTCTACGTGTGGCTCAAAAGTCCCGTCATCGATTAATTCATTTGTTTCGTCTTCAGGATGGAAACCCATTACCCAAATATCTTTATCTTTAAAGCGTCCTTTCGATATATCGTCATTCATCTGCGTTAGCTTTTGATGAAAAATATTCAAGGCGGGATAAAATAAATCTATCAAAAGGACAACGTCCGAAGTGTTGTCCTCATATAGAGAAATTAAATTGTAAAGGGGTTGGTAAGACGCGGAATACTTAAAAACAATAGAAACTTTATTGTCTTCCCATGCTTTTTTGGCATAGGGACACGGAGAAAAGTCATTATAGTGGGGGCTTTTCTCTTCTAAGGCATATGCAGACCAATCACGAATTTCGTTGCATATCTCCTTTTCAAGCCCGAGATATGATTCATTGTACTTCTTGACCATGATTCATTTAAGCATTGCAGCTATAACGGGCCATATTCCTGTTTGTTGAGACAGCAATATCACTACGCCGCCAAGCAAAAACCATTTTATCTGGAACAAAGTACGTTTTATATCTTTAACGTCCGGTTCCAGTTGGTTTACTTTATCCAATATGTAATGTTGCTGTATGGCGTAATGATAAAACTGCGTCCGCATTTCCTCCAGATCTTTAGGAATTTTTGGGGTCTCATCTTGCATTCGCATAAAAGCTCATCCAGTAACCCTTACAGATCTGTATATTCCTTAATACAGGTAATAGTTAAAGTATAAGTCTCGCCGCTTCCCGCCCCTACTGTGGTTAATAGCACATCTCCATTTTTCCCAGAACCGGAATAATTTGGAAGACCGCTAAAGGCGGAAAAATCAAAAGAATCACTATAATTAGCTGGAAGTTCTATTGCTAAACGATTAGCTGTGGCATTCCAAAGCAATTGGATACCCATTCCAACAGTAGAAAAAGAAAGGCTTTCAATGCGAACACCCGTACAGGCGTCTCCGTCTGCACTGGTGCTTAACGCGCTTACATCTATCTTCGTGACAGCAGATTCACCCGTACTGTCACTAATATTAGTGAGGTAAAATACTGCTTTACGAGGACCATCAATAATGGTCGAAACGTTTACTGAATCTGCCATTTGATACTCCTTTATGCGTCAGCAAATGGAGTGGCAATCGTTCCAGAACCAAGTAACATTCCTTCAACAAAATACTGAGCGCTAGCAATTGCCGTTACACGAATATAACTTCCGGGATCACCGCCTTTAGTAGTACCGTTCATCGTGATGACATCGTTG